AACGCATCATTCCAGATTACATCAGCAGGTGCTTTGGAAGCATTTGATGCTGACGGAGCCGCTGACGTTAAGGCTTTCACTGACGGTGCTTTCCGTGCTTTGATTCAAAAGATGGATGATGCAGACGTACCAATGGACGGACGTAGCTTTATTGTTCCTCCTTCACTACGTAATGCTATCATGGGTATTGATCGCTACACTTCTACTGACTTTGTTAATGGCAAAGGCGTAGAGACTGGCAAGATTGGTAATCTTTATGGCGTTGATGTGTTTGTATCTACTAACGTACCTGTCATTGACACGACTGGCGGTGCTTCTATCCGTGGCGCACAGTTGATCCACAAGGACACTAATGTTCTTGCAGAGCAACAAGCTGTTCGTTCACAGACTCAATACAAGCAGGAGTTCTTAGGAACTCTATACACTGCTGACACGCTTTACGGTTGTCAAGTAATGCGTCCTGAAGCAGGATTCGTACTGGCTGTACAATAAGCCTTTACACTTAAGGGGATTCTTCGGAGTCCCCTTTCTTTCTTGTTTTCTTAGGAGCTATTCATGGCAATTTTTAGAGGGGACGGTGGTGCAGGTGATTCTAACACCGATGCCACATTATCAGCAGTAACTGAACAGGCTGTCATAGCCACTAATAAAGCAAGTGAAGCGGCTACTAGTGCGGCCGAAGCACTATCATCAAAAAACTCTGCAACTCAATCAGCATCAGCGGCCGCAACTAGCGCAACAGGTGTAAGTGCCTACGCTACAGCCGCACAAAACTCAGCAACAGCGGCATCAGCTAGTCAAACAGCGGCATCAGCTTCCGCAACAAGTGCTTCATCAGCAAAAACAGCGGCAGAAACTGCGAAAACTAATGCAGAGACTGCTGAGACTAATGCAGAAACCGCTGAGACTAACGCAAGTGCTAGTGCTACCACAGCTACTACTAAAGCGACACAGGCGGCTACAAGCGCAACTAGTGCTTCCAGTAGTGCTTCTAGTGCATCTTCCAGTGCAACCACTGCAACAAACAGTGCAACCAGTGCGTCCACAAGCGCATCTACTGCAACAACAAAAGCAAGTGAAGCTTCGGCAAGTGCAAGCACAGCTACTACTAAAGCAACAGAAGCGGCTACATCTGCAACCAGTGCGGCTACCTCAGCCACTGCTTCATCTAATTCAGCAACGTCTGCGGCTACCAGTGCAACTACTGCCACTACTTCTGCTACTAACGCAAGTACATCAGCGACTGCTTCAGCATCCAGTGCTACCACAGCTACTACAAAAGCAAGTGAAGCTTCTACTAGTGCAAGCACAGCGACTACTAAAGCAACAGAAGCCTCTACTAGTGCCGCTAGTGCGTCTACTTCTGCAACCAATGCGGCCACTTCTGCTACTGGCGCGGCTACTAGTGCAACCAATGCGGCTAACTCAGCAACTTCTTCTGCTACTTCAGCCAGTTCAGCATCTACTTCAGCCACTCAAGCGGCCGCTAGTGCGACTTCTATAGGTACTGATCCTAGTTTTAACTCAGTTACAGTTACAGGTACTACTGCTGTTAAAATGTCAGCAGGGACTACAGCCCAACGTCCTTCAGGCACAGCAGGTATGTTTAGGTACAACTCTACTGAAGGAAAGTTTGAAGGCTATACGACTGAGTGGGGCGAAATCGGTGGCGGTGCGGCTGACCTACTACTAAATCAGTTTACTGGTGATGGTAGTGACGTTACATTTACATTGTCAGGCGCGGCTGTTGAAAACAATACTCTTGTTTACTTAGATGGTGTTTATCAGTCCAAATCAAACTATACAGTTTCAAACGCAGACCCTGCTGTTGTAACTTTTTCTACTGCTCCTGCAAGCGGAACAGCAATAGAAATCATGGTTGCGGCTATTGCAGTTACTAATATTGGCACTCCTGCTGACAACACAGTCACTACAGCTAAGATAGCTAACAATGCTGTAACAGCGGCCAAGATAGCTAACAATGCTGTAACAGCGGCCAAGATAGCTGACGATGCTGTAACAGCGGCTAAGATAGCTTCAGTGCCTGTAGCAGTGGGCATCACGACTGTAGTTACTTCTGCATCCATGACGGCTACGGTTAACACGCACGTTTATGTTAGCGCGGCTACTAAGACTATTACACTTCCTGCATCTCCTGCTATTGGGCAAAGAGTCTTGGTAACGGTGGGTAACTTTACAGACACAGTGATAGGTAGAAACGGATCAAAGATAATGAGCAGTGCGACTGACTTCACAATGGATGCCGCTTATCTTTCCATACAATTCATATACACAGACGCAACGCAAGGGTGGGTAATGTCGTGAGTAATTTTTCAGATTTCATAGGTGGCGGTGGAGGTGGTTCATTCCCCACAATCTTTTTACACAAGTCTCAAACTTGGGTTCCACCTCAAGACGGTAACATAATGATTCACGTTATTGGGGCAGGTGGTAGTGGCTCGTCAGCGGTTAACTTTGCCATTCAAAGTGGTGCGGCAGGAGGTTATTGCAGAAAGAACTCTTTAGCAGTAACTACCTCTGGCTCATTTACTGTTGTTATTGGCGCAGGAGGCGCACCCACAGTGGGAGCCTACGGTGCAGGAAATGCAGGAGGCACTACAACTGTTGCAGGTACAGGACTAAGTTCTACACTAACGGCTACTGGTGGCTCGGGCGGAGCTTTAACTACTGGAGCTTACACTACTGGGGGTACGGCTTCTAATGGAGACGTAAACAACGCAGGTGGACGCGGAGGCTATAGCAGAGGCGGTGGTGCTGTAGGACTGACAGGAACAGGCAATGACGGTATATCAGTTAACGACCAAAATTACACTGTTTCAGGTAGTTGCGACATATTGGGTGATTTTTATTCATCTAGTTTTGGTCAAATATCTGGCAGTAGCGGAGGAGGAAATCAATATGTTACTTCCTCTTCACAGGGTTATGGGCCAGAGGTAGCAGGGCCATTGGCGGGTGGTGTAGGAGCGGCTAAATATAATCTAAATATGTTTGCAGGTCATGCTTCTATTGGCGGTGGCGGTGGAAGTACCTATTCTGGGTGGGCCGCAGGCGCGACTTCAGGCCGTGGTGGACAAGGCTGTGTTGTTATTCAGTACATACCGTAAGGAGAATTAAATGAAATATAATATTAAAGATGCTGACGGTAACATCACAAATACCATCGTTGCAGACGCAGAGTTTGTTGAGGCCAACTTTGAACACTATGAGGAGTGGGTTGCACCTACACCCCCAGAGCCTACAGCAGAAGAGACTGCTCGACAGTGGAGAGACTCAGAACTAGCGTCCACTGATGAAGCGGCAAAGATACCTGACTGGCCTAATAGAGCAAACATTCTCGTGTATCGCCAAGATTTAAGAGACTGGCCGTCTACTCAAGACTTCCCAGACACTAAGCCAACTTTAGGAGAATAGAATGTCAGTAACTCAGGTAACTGGTTCTGTGATTAAAGATGGAACTATCACAGCCGTAAAACTAGGCACAGGTGTTGGTGGCGCGTTTAACGACTTCGTGATAAAAACTGCAAACTATACAGCAGTGACACGAGATCAAATCATTGTGAACTCTGGTAGTGCAGTAACAATTACATTACCTGCAAGTCCAAGCGCAGGAAACATAGTATTTATTGAGAACTCTGGAGCAGGCACAGTGACTGTTGCTCGCAATGGCTCAAAAATTAATTCAACAGCAGACGATGGTGAACTGGCTACGGACGCAGGTGCAACCTTGGTGTACGTTGACTCAACAATCGGTTGGAAGGAGTTATAGATGGCGATTAAATTAGGCGGTGGCGGTGGGAGTGCCTCACAAGTAAACGAGGTTGTAAACTTAAATGATAGTGCTAACACTGTTACTTTAGACGATGGACGCGTTTACCTAAAGGGTGGCGTTTTTGAAACGAATACGTCTACTTATCCTGACGCAACATCTTCGCTTCAGTACACTGGTACTGAATTTATTGTAGCTCAAGATAATAACATTACAGGCATAGCTTGGGATGGTACTCACTTTTGGGCTGTTGGTCGTGGCAATGACTCGGTATATAAGTACAACTCATCTGGCGTTTATCAAAACGTGAGTTTTAATGTATCAAGTCAAATGAGCAATCCTGTAGATATAGTTTCAAGAGATACGTTTTTGCACGTTATTGAGTCGAATGGCAGTAATAGCAAAACATATCAGTATGGCAACAATGTCTATCAGAACACAAATTTTTCTGTAGCAAGTCAAGACATTTACCCCCAAGGCATAGCTTGGGACGGTACTTACTTTTGGGTTATTGGTCAAGAAACTAGCAAAGTATATAAGTACAACTCATCTGGTGTTTATCAAAACGTAAATTTTTCTGTATTAGGTACAGACCAATATCAAATAGGTATAACGTATGATGGAACTAACTTATGGACTCTTAGTGCTAATACACACAAAATGTATAAATACAATACTAGTGGTGTTTATCAAAATGTAGCTATTGATATATCGTATTCAGGCACATCCCCAACAGGATTAGTATGGGATGGGACTTCGTTCCGTATAACTTATTCAAACTCAAGAGTGCGTCAGTATGCAAATGGCATTGGTATCCAAAGCAACGCGGACATAACCACTGATGGGCAAAACTACGTGAGGGTCAAATAATGGCTTTAATAGTACTAGAAGATTTAATGACACCAGAGCAGAAAGCACGTAGATGGCGTAATCAAGAACTGACCGCTACCGATTACATCTTGCCTTTAACTGACCACCCACAGCGTGATGATTACATAACCTATAGGACTGCATTGCGTAACTGGCCCAGTACAGAATCGTTTCCAGACACGCGACCAGTATTAGGCGAGTAAGATGGACAGACTAAAACAATTCTGGCGTAGTCGTAGCAACAGGTGGCAAGTGTTTGGTGTCACCTTAGCGGCTCTACAGGTCTACGTCCTACAGCTTAATCTATCTGCTGAGACTATTATGTTAGCCAGTATTCTATTCGGAATGGGCGGAATTTTCTTCCGTTATCAAACTACACAATCAATGTCAGAGAGATAAAACATGACTACAATCATAACAAAAAACTCAAGTACGGCAGGAGATGTTCCTGCTACTAGTGAGCTTGTACAAGGTGAGTTAGCAGTAAATGTTACAGATAAAAAACTGTATACTAAAAATTCTAGTGGTGCTGTTGTTTCTTTAGTTTCATCTTTAGACTCTAATAATTCTATAGGTACAGGCAATGTAACTTTAGGTTCTAATGCAGGTGACTCACTTACGTCTAACAATAGTTATAATACATTAATAGGCAATGACGCAGGGAAAGCTCTAAATACAGGAACCAGTCAGGTAGCTGTTGGTTATAAAGCTTTAGAAACATCAACAGCAGGAATAGGTAGCGTAGCTGTAGGTTATTTGGCATTGCAAGATAGCAACTCTACTAACTTTGTTACTGCGGTAGGTTGGGGCGCAGGTAAGAACGCAACCACTGGAGGACTTAGCAGTACCTTTATAGGTAATGGGGCAGGTATGGGAATTACAACAGGCGATCAGAATACTTGTATAGGTTTTAACGCAAACCCTACATCAGCTACCGCTAGTTATCAGTTTACATTAGGAGGTACAGATATTCAAACTCTTAGGTGTAATCAAACAAGCATTACATCTTTGTCTGATGCTAGAGATAAGACTGACATTGTTGACACACCTTACGGTCTTGACTTCATTAATACTTTAAAGCCTCGTCAGTTTAAATGGGACACTCGTGATGGCAACATTAAAGATGGAACTTTAGAGCAAGGCTTTATTGCACAGGAATTACTTGAGTCAGCAAATGGTAATAACGATTCTTTAAACCTAGTGTTAGAAGATAACCCTAATAAACTTGAAGCTAGTGCAGGTAACTTAATACCTTTGTTAGTGAAAGCTGTTCAAGAACTATCTGCTCGTGTAGTAGAATTGGAGACTAAATAATGATTCCTGAAACCACACCAACTCAACAGTATACTTGGGCATTAGAAAGTGTAGACCTTATTAACGCGATTGTTGCTGATGATACAGGATACATCCTACCTGCCGAATGTGTAGATCGTAATGTTAGACACTTACAAATTATGGTCACTAAAGATTACTGGACAGGACAAGATATGTCACCGCTTAATTCAGCTATTTCAGCAGGGTTAGCTTATTTAGCATAACTACAAGGACGTTATCATGTTAGATGAACAATCAAAAGATACACTGGACGTACTTGCGGCATCAACAGGAATACTTTCGTTGGCCGCTTGGTTGCCGCCTATCGCTAGCATATTTACTATTATATGGTTGGGTATTAGGATATATGAGTCTGACACAGTACAAGACTTAGTACACAAAAGAAAAAAGAAATAGCTTGACTTTTGACTAAAAATCTGATATAATAATATGAATATATTGACTAAATTAATTGATCCTATCACTACTTTGTTAGATAAATTTATTGTAGATAAAGATCAGAAAGCAACCTTAGCACATGAAATAGCTACCTTAGCTTCTAAACAAGCTCAACAAATAGCACTTGCTCAGATTAAGACAAACCAACAGGAAGCTAGAGGCAACTGGTGGCAATCTGGTTGGAGACCTGCTACTGGTTGGGTATGTGTTTTAGGGTTTGCTGTCAATTTTCTTATCTCTCCTTTAGCCGCAGGTTTTGGCATAGTTATTCCCCAAGCGGATACCTCTGTTATGATGCCTGTGCTTATGGGTCTTTTAGGTCTTGGGACAATGCGTACTATTGAGCGAACTAAAGGAGTTGGTAAATGATTTCTAGTTTTAGACAGGAAGAGATATTTCCAAGTTCTATTGACAGGCCGTTAGTAGAGAACACTCCTCCACCTGTGTCTACTCCTCCACCTTCAGCACCTATACCTACAAAGAAGAAAGCTAAGACAGCGGCTCCAGTAGCTACTCCCTCTAGTTTTAAACCTGTAAGACAGCCTTATGAAGACCCTGCACCAGTAGTTCCTAAAGTTGAGCTTGATCCTCAAAGAACTACTAGCAGTCTTTTCTCTGACTACGTAGGCACACAACAGTCAAGACCATCAGCCCCTTCTTTGTTTAAACCACCAGAGCAAGAGTCTACTGGGTCAGCATTAGGAAACTATAAAGGTTTCTTTAATCAAACACAACAGCAAAGTCAGGCTCTAGCTGAAATGGCTAAAGAGTCTAAAGATTACAGTGGTCTTAAAAACGCAGATGTCAACAAACTTAACCGAAATGTGTCACAAGGTTTAGATGATTATTCTACAAAGGAAGTAGATGAGAACATTCTAACGTATATAAAAGATAATAACATTCCTCCTTTTATTGAAACGGAAGACGGAGAAAAGCTTTTCTTCACAACAGGCACAGATACTTCAATGCCTGACTTAGCGGCTTTAGGTGACGCACACAGAGAAAATGGCAGATATGTAGCAACTGGTGACGTAGGTACTTATTCTTCTATTTGGATAGAAAACCCTAGTACCTCTGAAGAAATACTAAACAACCC